AATAAATAACGGTATAAATATAAATAACTCAGGCACAAACCTTACGTCGGAACAGAAAACCAATGGCTGCTATTATCTCAGATAAGTTTCGTATTTTTAACGCGAAGCAATTCTTGGAATCCTTGACAGAAGGACCAAGTGAAACCAGTGCCGAGCGCACTAGAATGTATTTCTTTGTTGGGCGTCCTCAACCATGGAAAGCATACCTAGAGGTGTACTCAAAGTCTTCAACTAATTTTACTGTTGGCAATGAAGTATATGTTGGAACATATGGTTCCACTGCTTTCCGTGCCACCGTTGCTGCAGTTTATGATAGTGCCCTTCTTCTTACCGACGTTTTTGGCAGCAACGGCACAAATTCCGTTCCCCCCATTGGTTCAGATCTAAAAGAAACTGCAGATTCCGGTTCTACCGATACATCTGCTGTAGCAAAATCCGGCGTTTATCGTTATGCAACAGAGGATATTCCCCCTCTTCCTTTGGACAACCAGAGAGAAAAAATTGCTGTATATGACGAACTCATTGCTGCTAAGCGTATTACTGATGCCTTTGCAAGAACAGTTATCCGTCGTTATAACTGGGATTTAGTTGCAAACCCCAAATTTGATATGTGGAAACCTGACTACTCTGCTACTCCAGGTGGCGGTGGTCAAGTTGGTAAGCAAACAGGTACAAATCAGACAAGTATCTCTGATGCTAAGTTCTATTTAATGAACTCTGATTATGAAGTATTTAAGTGCCTCTATAATGGCGAGAACGTTGCTAACCCCAGTGGACAAAACGCAACAGAAGAACCAAAAACTTCTGGCGGTAACTATGCTTCTGCAACTGGTCTTTACACAGAGACTTCTGGTGCTGGATACATTTGGAAGTATATGTACACCATGCCAACTGATGATGTTCTAAGATTCCTATCTTCAGACTTCATGCCAATTGTTCTTCCTGCCAACAATACTCGTACTGCTGTTACTGGTTCTGCTGTTGCTGGAGCAATTGATGTTGCTCTTATTGAAGATGGTGGTGCCAACCTACCTGCTTCACAAACACTATTTACTAGTATCAAGGGTGATGGAACTGGTGGAGTAATTGAACTTGCTACTGATGGTTCTGGTACTATTACTTCTGCTAGTGTTCAAGCAAGGGGTCAAGACTATACTTATGCCAATGTTCTTTTAGGAAATGGCAATCTCTTCTCTGATGCTGGTCTAACTACAGCAGTTGCAACACCCGCAAACGGCGTTGGTGCTATTGAAGTTGTAATGCCCCCACAAGGAGGTCATGGTTCTGATCACGAATTAGAACTCAACGGTAAGCGCGTCATGACGAATATTCGTCTAACTTACTCAGAAGGTTCCGGAGATTTCCCTGTTGATAATGACTTCCGTCGTATTGGTATTCTCAAGGACCCATTCAACTGGGGAACTACTACGTTCTCTACTGCAGACACTCTTAGTGGTTTGAAATCAGTTAAAATTACTGGTGCTACTGCAGATTTCATTCCCGATGAGCAGATCTCCCAAACTGTAACAGGTGGTACAGCAAAAGGAACCGTAGTTTCATGGACACTTGATAGTGGTTCTACTACTGCCGGTGTTCTTAAGTATATCCAAACAAATGATGCTCATGTAGATCAAGGTGTTGTACAAGCATTCGAGAGCAATGGATCTAATGCTATCTCCGGTGTACTATCGGCAGCAGCAGGTAATGTTGATACAACATACGCAAGTACACTTTTAGGTGTTACTTTCGCATCTGGTCTCGCAGCACCTGAGATTGCTAATAACTCTGGTGATATCATCTATCAGGAAAACCGTCGTCTAATCACTCGTGCTCCTGACCAGATTGAAGATATCAAACTAGTAATCGAATTCTGATTACAAATAAATTACTTCAAATCCCCTGAGAATTCTCAGGGGATTTTTTTTATCTCTATAAATACTAAGGACAAAGAATGCTAGTATTTGGCGGAAAACGATGCCACAGAAGACAAACCTTAATGTAAATCCTTATTACGAGGACTTCGACGCGAGCAAGAATTTCTATAAGATTCTTTTCCGTCCTGGGTATTCTATCCAGACTAGAGAATTAACACAAATACAATCTATTCTACAGAATCAGGTTGAAAGTTTTGGTAAGTATGCTTTCAAACAAGGAGACTTAGTTGTCCCTGGAGAGGTTGGACTTAACACCAAACTAGATTACGTAAAACTATCTTCTGTATCAGAAGTCGCTGTATCAGATGGCGATGATATCGTTTATAAAAAATATGATATTAGTCAGCTTATTGGATTACAAATCCGAGGTTTGAGTTCTGGGGTAATTGCTACTGTTCTAGAAACAAAGTTAGCAACAGATTCTACTGCTGATACAGTATATGTAAATTATCTAAGTAGCGGAAATTCTAATTTAGATGATACATTTCGTCAAGGAGAAACACTCGAAGTAGTAGATGGAGTTAATAGTCCATTACTAGTTGTTGGAACTGATGGAAGTGTTCTTCCAACTAGTATCCAAATTACAAATCCAGATACGGATGAAGTTACTCCACTAGAAAGTCCTGCTATGGGATATGCTTCTGCTGTAAAAGTAGAAGAAGGTATATATTTCGTAAATGGATATTTTGTTAGAAACGAAAAACAACTTTTAGTAATAGACGACTATTATAATAATCCATCCGCAAAAGTTGGATTTACTATCGTTGAAGAAGTTGTTACTCCAGAAGAAGATGCATCTCTATATGATAATTCTATTGGATCTGCAAACTATTCTGCTCCTGGCGCACACAGACTTAAAATTAGTTTAACAATTAAGAAATTTAAACTATCTGAAGCGACAGATAAGAATTTTATTCAACTAATCACAGTATACAAAGGATTAGTACAGAAAAAAGTATCTCCTACAAACTACAGTTTAATTGAGCAAACTCTTGCTAGAAGAACTTTTGACGAAAGTGGTGATTATGTTGTAAATAATTTCTCTGTGGACATCAGAGAATATGCACAAAAAGATAAAAATGGTGGTGTTTATAAAGTTGATGAGTTTGATCTATATAACGGATTAAGTGAGTCTGAAGCAAGTAGAAAAATGCTTGCTGGTATTGGACCAGGTAAAGCATATATCAGAGGATATGAAATTGTCAACAAAGAGACAAAATTTTTAGAAATTAGCAAAGCAAGAGAATCTCTTTCAAGTGATAATGTTATACTGAAAACTAAAGGACTTCCCACTTTCAATATTACTAACACGTATGGAAGTGTCCCATTAAATAAAGAAGGTGGAGATCTCACCGCATATCCATATATCAATTTATTCGCTACTTATAATGATGGATCTATTGGTCTTAATGGATCAGAAAAATCTACAGACCATAGACAAACTTTAAATAAAAGAGGAACCACATTAACAAGTAATGATGGTATTAAAACAGTTACTATTAATGTAACGAACACAACCACTACATTGGCATCAATTACAGATGGTACGTTTGCTAATTTGGCAGATTTGTATTTTATCAAAACTAGAGATGATGCTGGCAATGCTCTTACAACAGGAACATTAAAATCGTTATCTTTTGCTAAAGTAAACAAACCATTACTCAACGCTAATGATTCTGTTTTATTCCTAGAATTAACAGTAGTTGGAGAGAAAGAAGATATTGAATTATTGATGCTGGAATACGATCCAGGCGATACTAACTATGAAAGAAATCTATTTTTATCAGAAGCAGATGCTGCGACTGATAGTAATGAATTGGGATATATTATAGACTACAGTGAAACTATCACACCTTTAGTTGGTAGAGCAAAACCAAGCAACTATTTCTTAAAGAATAGAGGTCTTGGATTCAATTCAGACTCTGACATTATTTTATCTAAAGGAAGATTGGCAGGAGGCGGTGATACATACAATGCTATTTTTGGTCTTTCTTATTTTGACCCCGAATTTTATACAAAATTACTACTGCAAACTGTTCCACAAAATAATAGTTTTGGAATTGGTAAGTATGTTGTTGGATTGACTAGTGGTGCTTATGGAGTTGTTGAAGGAGCACCTTCTGGAACATATTCTATTGGCAGTATTCTATTTGTAAAAACTCTTTCTGGTAAATTTACTTCCGGAGAATCTATTAGAGATGAAGACGGAGTTACAAATAAAATTGCTAAAGATAACACAATTTCTAAATTTATTGTAGCTAATCGTGGACTTGGATATGCTGATGGTTCTACTATTATCGTTAATGGCGTAGAATATGATGCTGCAGCAGCAGAGTTGATGCGTTTGACAAACGGTTCGTTCTACACAATTCAAATTAATAATAAGTCTGCTTTATCTACAGAGTATTCTCAACCACCATCGGTATCTATTAAACAACCAGATGGATCTGCTAATCCTAGCATTAGTGCTGTCATTTTACCTGTACTAACTAGAAATTCTGTAACGACTTACACACCACAAAATGTAAAATCTGTAGCAGCACAATATGGATCTGGTAATGCTAATATTTTTACTGCAGATTTAGTCACAGATGATCAATCGTATGCTGAAATTAAATCAGTCACTGATTTTACTTTCTTTGGTTCTAAAGGTTATAATTTTATAGAATCTACTAGTTTTAGTGCTGATGCCAGTATTTTGCTACAGCAAGGAGATGTTATTCAGTTTTCAGATGAAAGCAATACACTAGTTCGTGCTGTCGTACAATATGCTACTCAAAGACAAGGATCTTCTAAGTCTAGAGTATACATGGATACTGTTCTTCCTGGTAATGTAACCAATACTAGTATTGTTAGATTACGTCCAAGAGTAGAAAATGCTAACTTAGGAACTTTACTATTCCCAACAGGAAGCAATCAAATTAAAAAAGTTTCTAGTACACCCGAAGAAACAAATATCAAGTATTTTTTCCGTAGAGATTTCGTAACTACAGCGTCTACGTCTGGTGGTACAATCACTTTTGCTGCTCAACTACCATTTGGCACACAAAGGTTTGCCACTTTTACTGAAGAAAATTATATCATTACTGTATTAGATCCAGGTGATGCTCCAAATATTAGTAAAGGTGATATCATTTACGTTGATGTAGATTCTGTGGACATTAGTTCTGCTACTGATACAGCAAGTGGACTAACATCTGGTAGTATTAGTCTTAATTTACCAACATCATACTTTGGAACTATTCCAGTAAATGGTACATTCCCCAAGTTAAAACTATCCGCAACATTAGAAGTTTCAAATGCCAAACCTAGATTAAAAACTTCTATTGAAAACAGAAGAATTGTTGTCACTTCTTCAGGAGATCGTGTAATTCCATTTAGAGGAACTAATTACGATAGTGATGTTGTTGAAACTATTTCGTATTCGGATGCTTATAAACTGAAATATGTCTATGAGGGTAGCGCAACACAACCACCAACCGTTGATACTTCAGGACAGTTAATTTCCGGAATAGATGTAACAGATAGATTTACGTTTGATAATGGACAAAGAGATACCGTATATGATGTTTCTCGTATTGTATTAAAACCTGGAAAAGAACAAACTACAGGTCAACTTGTAATTGCTTTTGATTACTTTGAACAGTCTCAGGGAGACTTCTGTACAATTGATAGTTATATTCATGAAGCAGGTGTAACCGAAGACCTTATTCCTTCATTCAATTCTTCTGTATATGGAATTGTAAATTTAAAAAATTTATTAGACTTTAGACCTAAGGTTGATTCTGCATCAACTATCGCTGGTTTCCAAGATCAATCTTCATTGGCAGATAGTGTAGGTAAGTTTGCTGGAGTGGGATCTGTAATTGCTGCTACCCCAGCACCAGATCTTGGACTAGAGTACACAATCTCCTTTAGTCAAGTACAATATCTTGATAGAATTGATGGAGTTTTCTTAAATAAAAATGGAAACTTTATTGTTAAGGAAGGAAACTCTTCATTAAATCCAACTAAACCAGATCCTATTGATGATGCGATTGCTTTATTCTATGCCTATATTCCTGCGTTTACTCAAACCAGCAAAGATGTAAGAATTACATCAGTCGATAATCGCCGTTATACAATGCGTGATATCGGCAAACTAGAGAAGCGTATTGAGCGTCTTGAATATTATACTACACTCAGCATTTTAGAGCAACAAGCTTTAAACATGCAGGTCAAAGACGAAATTGGTTTGGATAGATTCAAATCAGGTTTCTTAGTTGATAATTTTGAATCTCATAGATCTGGAAATCTAGTATCTCTTGATTACCAATGTGCGGTTGATTCTCAGCAATCAGTTTTACGTCCACAATCTAAGGAAGATTCTTTATTCTTAGAAGAACTTAATACTAGAGAAGATCAAAGATTTGTTTCTGGATATAAAAAATCTGGCAACATTATTACTCTTCCCTATACTAGTTTGAATCTATTAGGTAATAGTTTTGCTTCAAAAACACTAAATCCAAATCCATTTGTTGTTCTACAATATGTTGGCGATGCTTCAATATCACCAAGTATTGATCAGTGGTATGATCAATCAATAGAACCTCTTGTAGTAGATACAAATACGGATCTATACAAGATTTTTCTTGCTAAGCAAGATGTAAGAGAAAGTTTTTCCAGTTTATACAATTCTTTTGTTATAAACTGGGTTGGATCTTCTCCATCATTCACATCTATAAATTCTCTAGGACAGATCAATTCCTTGGAATCTCAGTCTTCTGTAAGTAAGGCTTCTGTTTCAAGTTCTTCAAACATCAGTCCACAAAATAATGATGTTGCTAAAGGAGTACAATCTTCTATCGTCAGAGGCAATTCTGTATCCACCTCACTACAATTCTTTGCTAGAAGTCAACCCGTCAAGTTTGTAATTAGCAGACTAAAACCGAATACTAATATTTCAGTATTCTTGGAAGGTAGAGATATCAGTCGTTGGGTAAATCCTGATCTTAGATTTACTGGTATTGCTGGTAATTCATTATCAGCTTTTAACGGCAATATAACTACAGATAACGATGGTAATGCTAGTGGACTAATCTTATTACCTGCAGGTTTTGCTCCTAGACAAAATGCTACATGGGGTGGCGATGTTGATACTGTTGATTATGATACAGAATCTGAAGAAGTAAGAATTACATCTGGAGTTAAGACTTTCAGGTTTACTTCAAGCGATAGCGATGCTGATAAACTAACGGTATCTACTTACGCAGAAGTCAAATACTATGCTACTGGCATTTTACCAGAAAATCCTGTTAGTATTATCTCAACTAAACCATCTTTCTTTAAAGCAAATGAGGGTGTTCAATTTGTTGATAGTAATACAGACAATCCTGTAAGACCAAATCCACTTGCTCAAACATTTAAAGTTGAAAACTATGATGGTGGAGTATTTACTACTGGCATTGACCTTTACTTTAACAAAAAGAGTAATAAGGTTCCTGTCAAAGTATACTTAACCAATGTAGACTCAGACAAACCAGGCAAAAATATTATTCCTGGAACAGAAAAAATCCTATCCCCATTTACGTATATCAAATTCTCGGCAAATGGAAATGTTTATATTACCAAAGGCGAAAACGTAACGGGAACTACTTCTGCCGCAAGTGGTCCAATTGAAAAGGTTATTGATAAAAATGGTGTTGATTTAGTTCCATCTTCTTCTGGTAGATTTTTGTTAACAAATGAGCAAGTATATACACTTGTTCTGAGTAATCATAATGGTCGTTCGTTTAATCAAAACGAACAACTTTCAGTTCCATCAGTAACTCTCAGAAACAATACACAGGGAGAATTTGGAGTTCTAACTGTTGCGAAAGATAGTGGTAAAGTTTCAAATATTAGAATTACATCTACGGGACAAAATTATACCAACGCAATTCTAACCATTGAAAGTCCACAACTCCCTGGTGGATCTGTTGCTACTGCTAGTGTGGAAGTGTCTGATGGCAAACTTTATAATACAGAAATTAGTTTGAATGGATTTGGATATACCGAACCTCCATCGGTCGTCATCAAAGGCATCGGTAATGGCGCTGGAGGAGCGATAATTGAGACTGAGATAGAGATTGATAGTCCAGCTGTTAGGATGGGTGTAGCAGTGGATCAGACCGGTCTCACAGATTCCACTGTTCCAACACATTTTGAATTTGAACATCCTGTATATCTACAGAATGACACAGAGTACGCTATGGCAATTGAAACAGATTCAACTGACTATGAAATTTGGGTATCTAGACTTGGAGAAGTTGATGTTTCTACAAGCACTGTTGTTACGACGCAACCTTCTCTTGGTTCAGTATACAGATCACAAAATGTAGACAATTGGACAGAAGATAATTTTGAGGATGTCAAGTTTACTCTATACAGAGCAGAATTTAATATCACCAAAACTGCAGAGTTGGTATTAACAAATGAATCTTTAGGATATGAGTTATTATCTAAGAATCCATTTAATACTAATGCCACAGCTAATACAAACGCGACTTCAAACCTATTCAGAAACAATAATAATATTATTCAAGTATCACATAGAGATAATGGATTTGAAACTTCCGGATCTTCTTATGTTTTCTTCAAAGGTGCAGTTGAAACTGGTGGTGTAACTTCGGATGTTTTAAATAGTAAGTTATTCCAAATTACAAATAGTGGAATTGATACTTACAATATTGTATCAACTATTGCTGCTTCTGGAAATATTGAAGGTGGTGGTGAAGCAGTATATGCTACTTACAATAGAAAATATGAAATTTTATATCCACAAATTCAATACTTATCATTTACTGGAACTAAACTAAGTTCTTCTATCAAAACAACAAATGTTGTTCCTGTAGATTCAACAACTAATAATTACACATCGTACTCACAAACAGATTATGAAAAGACATTTTTAAATGAACCACATTATTTTACGAATCAAAAATTTATTGCTTCTGACATTAATGAGACATTAAACAATGTTACTTCATTAATGTATAAGTTGTCTCTTTCATCTACTGTTTCATATCTTTCTCCTGTAGTTGATCTTTCCACAGCAAGTGTCAAAACTATATCAAATAGAATTGAATCTGCTACTGGACAAGAAGACAGATACGGAAGAAGAGATCAAATCATTAAATTCTACCCAATCTATAAGTTTAATATAGGAAATACCAGCGGTAGTCAAATTCAAGATAACCAAGCTATTGAAGGATATACTTCAAAAGCAGTTGGTACTATTGCCAAAGTTGATGGTTCTACAGTTTATGTGAGACTTAAAACAAGTCAATTCTTCAAAAGGGGAGAAAGAGTTACACTAGGAAATCAAACAACGTTAGTCGAAACTGTTAATGGTGTAGTTGTTCCAGCTGCTACTATTGATACTAATCCAATTGAAGTATTCATTGATATTCCTGACGCAGCAACTATGGTTGCCAGAAATCCGTCTAATATTTTAGAATCATATGATAACATTATTACAGGAACTGCGGTTATATGGAATAATAAAACTCAAGAATTAGAAGTCAGAAATGATACACAACCATTGATAGATGACTTCACTGGAAGGATCATTGATAATACAGTGTTTAATAGAAATTCTGTTGTAATTGATCAACTTTCTGATATCTTTAGAGTAGGAGACTTCCTCAAGTATCCAAATCAAATAGATAGTGAAGCAAGATTCTTAGAAATCAAAACTATTACTTATGCCAACGGAATAGAATATGTTTCCGATAACACGTCTAAGAATAGTTCTACTGTAGCAAAATATGTTACAAAAGAAGTCGTAATTAATAATCCCGCGACTGCTGTTGATGTTCACATAACATTAAATTCTAAAGATATTAATGACGTTCAAGTTCTTTACAAGTTTAAAAAATCTTCAAGTCAAGAAAACTTTGAAGACATTAACTGGATATACTTCAATGAAAATGGAAAACCAAATTCTCTAGAGATTGCTACTCCAGAAAATACAATTTCTTCTATTGTAGAGAAACAATCTTC